ACAGCCTAATTCTTTTCCCGTTATTGTAAGTTTAGGCATCATTGACCTCCTATGTTAAGAAGGACAAATAAAAATATCGGGATCATAATCCCAAGACTCATTGTTAAAATAAAAGTTATTAATGTTGCCGTAAAACGGTATAGTGTTTGTATGATTTTTACAGTCATTAAAATTCTCGGATAACTGTAATTATCGTACCTTATAATATTCAAAAGTTTAAAGGGTAGTTTTCCGCCAGTCATAGTTCCTCACAATTTCCAAATATGCTTTGGTGTATATATATTGTTTAAATGTTAATTAAATGTTCTTTTGTTTAATATCAAGTATTTATATTGTTTGTTTAATATTCAATATTAATCAAGCGTCAATTATGTATATCAGCCTTTATTTCCTCCTTTTTAAAATGTTAGAAACTGTAGAAGGATGCCACACGCCCCCTCTTTGTGTAGTAACTCCTCTAGCATTAAGTGCTTGAGCAATATCTTTTAGTGATGCTAATCCCGATGCTTTGATACCATCAATTAATGGTAGTATCTCTTGTGCAAAATCATTGGCTTCACCACGCTGGACTTTATTACCTTTTCTACCAGCTTTTAATCTGCTGTCAGTATGAGGATTGCCTAGTTTAACACCTCTAATCTTAGCTTCTGCTAATGCTAACTTTGTTCTCTCTCTTACCCTGGTACTTTCATTCTCAGCAACAGCACCCAAGACATGAAGAGTTAATTTATTAGCATCAGGCATATCACAACATTCAAATTCAACGCCAGACTCCATTAATGTAGCAAGGAATAATAAATTCCTGGACAAACGATCTAACTTTGCAACAACAAGTTTAGCACCTGTTTTCTTACATAGTTTTAATGCTTCCTTGAATTGAACTCTTCTGTTGTTACGACCACTTTCTATTTCAGTAAACTCTTGTAGTAATTGCCATTTACCACCATCTAAATGCTCTTGTACTTTTCTTTTCTGAGCATCTAAACCATAACCAGTATCACCTTGTCGTTGAGTTGATACACGGTAGTAAGCCACAAAGTTTCCGTAGTGTGGCTTACCAGCATTATTGTTCTGTATAAACGATTGGTTCATGTTCTACTCCTTTATTAGTTTGTTAAATTCTTTAATATACTTCTGTGGTACAGTCTTAGTTGTAGTACCAAAAACATCATCTAGTTTATCACCACGAATAATTGCATATTCTTCAGCTACTAATTCATCACTAACAACTTTAGTACAAGCTAATGTTATTTCATAACTCTTCAAAGTTTCTGTCAAACTATTAATAACTAAATCTTTTAATTGTTTAGAGCCTTCAAAATCAGAATCTTCTAAATGTACTCTTTGCCATTCGTAACAATAATAATTAGCCATTAGTTCTTCTCCTTTTCTTGTTATGTTCTATATACATATAAACATCAAAACAGTATTTGCAAGTAGTATTATTCACATTTTACAAAATATATTAACAAAGAGGTAATATGACTGATCAAATCAACCCAAACCACTACAAAAGACAAGGAAATGGCCAGAGAATTGAGACTATAGAAGCCATACTATCACAGATGACATATCCAGAAGCTGTAGGCTATCTCAAGGGATCAGCCATGAAATATCTATCAAGGATGGGTGTCAAAGACGGTGAACCAGGCTCCGTTGCAGTAGGTAAGGCTCATTGGTTTTTAGAGAGATTAATGCGGTTAATGACTGACAGGCATGGTGAGAAGTGAGTTATGTTCCTAGTCTTACATCCGATGAAATACTCTTTCTTCGTAGTTTAAAGAATACTCTTGTCGGTTCTAATGGTCCTAATCAGTATGTGCCTAAACTGACACAGTTAAAGAAAGCTGTAAGTGTCTTTCATGGTTTAACAATGGAACAATTGGAAGGTCCATGCAGAGCCAAACCTTTTGTGTTGGCACGAATAGACTATGCTCATTTAGCCATGAAGCATTGTTCCGAGAAGGTTACACTTACCATGATAGGTAGAAGTATTAACAAGGATCACACAAGCATTATGCATTATCTCAACAATCACCAACCAGGTGATCTGGCAACGATTGAAAAGATGTTTGATGTCAAATGAAAAGAAGGACTACGGTAAGGGAAAGACTCCTGGGTACTTCTGTGTGTTGGCACAGTCTGCTGTCGTAGATCAACGCTTCAAGAGGTTCCCACAGACGTTCAGAGTCTTAGCGATGCTAGGTAATTATACCAATCGTCAAGGTGTCTGTTGGCCTAATCAGATTACCATTGGTAAGATCATGGGCATCGGTCAACCATCCGTGAGTAAGCACATTAAGAAACTCATGGAGTTTGGGTATCTGAAGTACGCCAAGAAGCATCCTGGACTCAAGGGCAATAAATACTTCATGGTGTTTGATAATGCGATTACTGAAGAGGATGCCAAGGCAATTGCCACCGCAACAGAGAGGTCTGATGAAGAACCATTAGAGTTCCCAGAAGGTCCTAAGATGACGGACAAGCCTGTGGATAAGAAGAAGAAAAGTATTCCCTCAAGGAATAATCGTAAGGGTAATACTCATGCAGATATTCCCTCAGAAGGAATACATAGTATGCACTCAGAAGGAATACATAACACCTCAATTAACAATGATATATATATTAAGGGTAAAGAGGTACTAATACAATGGCAACGTAAGACTGAGGAACTTTCTGGTCAGCATTTTACATTCAATGATAATCACATCAATGTTGCTACCTCCTGGTTACAATCTGGTATGGAGTATGAGAAGATAGTTAAGAAGCTGTATAGGTTATTGCATTGGTACAAAGATAAATTCTTCCCAAGACAGGAAATGCCCAGGAGTATTAAGTACTTTGATAGGATGATGCGTCAAGAACCCAAGAGGAATGATGACGACGAACTAGAAAGATTTGTAAAAGCGGTAGCCAGGAACGCTAGGCCATGACTACTATTTACAAACTGCAATCCAACGTATATGGTTTGTATTTAATACGGGGGCTGAGAAAAAAGCGACCTTATCCCCCCTACCCCCTGTGCGTATATAGGGGGTGGACCACAAAACTATTTTCCAATTTTTGGGAATTTTTTTTTGAAAGGAAATCATGGAAAAACCAATCTACTTAAATACCTTCAAGAACGATGGGAATGGCCCATTATGGAAGAACGGGAAGTGTGAGTTAAAAGAAGCTCTACCTCCAGGAACCTATGATGTTTCTATCTGGGAACAAACCTCCAAGGATGGGAATACAAAGATGATGCAGATAACGATTAAGGACCAGTTTAAGCCTACTGCCCCATCTAATAACGAAGAACTAGACGATATACCACTATAGGAGGATACAATGAAAAAAGGTTATCATAAAACGAAAAGCGGTGGAACTGCTAAGAAGGGATTATACTACAACATGAACCAGAGAAAGAAAGCTGGTACGAGTAGACCTGGTAAGGGTACAGTTACCGATAAGGCCTTAAAGGCATCAAAGAAAACTGCTAAAACATAGGAGTCGTAATATGAAAAATGTAAAACATTACACAAAAGACGGTAAAGAATTTAAAGGATCAACGCACAAAATGAAAAATGGTACATTACATAGTGGTAAGAACCATACAAAAAGTAGCAAGGTGTTAGTTCATTTTAAAGATTTATCTCCAAGGTCAAAGAAAATAGCTAAGTCTTAATGGCTAAAAAGAAAGTTATCACAAAACCTCCCCTTAATAGATTTGGCGGTGTCCGAGTTGTTGAGAGGAGGATTAATAAATCAGATGTCCTCGATCATAGCAAGGATGCGGTAGCCCAGGAGATAGTAGATATTGCCCGTGCCAACATTGGCCACATTATGGAATGGGATAATAACGGGAATGTCAAAGTGAAAGACTCTAAGGATATTGATGAATTTGCTATTAAGGCCATTAAAAGAATTAAAGTCGTTCCTGGTAAGAATGGTGACAGCTTGGAAGTAGAGATGCATGACAAGGTGGCCATTTTAAGACTACTGGCGAAGGCTCAAGGATTATTAGAATCAGAGAACAATGTGAATACACCAAGTGTTGTTGGTATTACGATGCATGGTCCAGAAGTCATAGATGCTGACGATGAGTAAAAAATACATTTGGCAATGGTACTGGGATTATGATTACTTAGGTAATAAATACAAGGCAATATACTTTGGTCCGAAATTAGATTGGATGAAAGAGTTTTGAGTAATGCCATTACTAATTTAAAACTAGACTATTCGACCTCCCCTATTGTCTGGAAGTTTCTGCAAGATAAAAGTTTTGTGAGAGGATTAATGGGGCCTGTAGGATCGGGTAAGTCGTATGCCTGTGCGTCAGAGATTATGCTGAAAGCTGTTAGGCAAAAGCCTAGTCCGAAGGATGGTATTAGATACTCCAGGTTTGTTATTGTTAGAAACTCTTACCCAGAACTACGCACTACTACCATTAAGACATGGCTAGAATTATTTCCCGAACATACTTGGGGCAACATGAGATGGTCACCGCCTATTACACATCACATTAAACTACCGAGTAGAGATAATGCTCATGGTATTGATTGTGAAGTTATATTCTTAGCCTTGGACCAGCCAAAGGATGTACGAAAATTATTATCAATGGAACTGACTGGTGCATGGGTGAATGAAGCTAGGGAACTACCCAAGGCGGTAATTGATGGACTCACACATAGGGTAGGAAGATACCCAACTAAAGGTGATGGTGGTCCGACATGGCGTGGTGTATGGATGGATACGAACCCTATGGATGATGATCACTGGTGGTTTACACTAGCCGAGAAAGAAAAGATGACAGGGAAGTTTGCTTGGAAGTTTTATAAGCAGACACCAGCAGTCAATCAAGTATCGGGTGATGACTTACCAGAGAACCCCGAAGCCAATGGATATGTTTTTTCCGCTGGTAGATGGTGGAAAGAAAACGCCAAGGCGGAAAACACAAAAAATTTACCCGATGGATACTATGAACAATTGTTGTTAGGAAAAAATTTAGATTGGATACAATGTTACGCTGAAGGGAAATACACTTATGTCCAGGAAGGAAAGCCTGTTATTCCCGAGTACGATGATCATTTAATGTCCGCTGATTTAGAAGTTGATGCTGCTCTGCCTGTTCATATTGGGATTGACTTTGGTTTAACTCCAGCAGCAATATTTGGTCAGAAAACATTACAAGGTCAATGGCGTATACTACATGAGATTGTTACTTTTGATATGGGCTTGGAACGCTTTGGTCATATTTACAAACAGAACTCAACATTCATTTTCCGAAGAATGAAATTTTAATATGGGGTGATCCCGCTGGTATGCAAAGAGATGCCATATACGAAACAACAGCCTTTGATCATTTAAAAACGCTAGGCTATAACGCTAGACCTACCGTATCCAATGATTTTAAAATTAGACGGGAAGCTGGTGCATCCCCAATGGGTAGAATGATTATGGGTAAGCCAGGTATACTAGTAAATAAAAAATGTTTACGATTACGCAAAGCATTAAGTGGTGGCTATCACTTTAAGCGTGTGCAAATATCGGGGGAAGAACGATACAAAGATTCACCGAATAAAAATGAACATTCCCATATCGGTGATGCATTTATGTATTGCTTACTTGGGGGTGGTGAACATAGAGCCTTAACACGCAATAAGAATATGCTGAAGGGTATGGCCACAGCTAACTCAGACTTTGATGTATTTGCCTAATGCTTGATATTTACGATTACGATGACATGAATACCTTGTTTGGTTTAGATGGACATGAGTTACGCATAGAGCCATTTAAAGCTAATCATTTAAAGTTAATGGACCTCAAAGAAGTTGATCTAAGTGTGATG